AGCAATGGCTGGGTCTTTAGTTTTTGACGTAGATGAGTCTGCTTTAGTTGGTGGACAATCAATGGAGATATATCCCGGTAAAATATTCAGACGACAAGCTGGAATGCCGGGACAGGCTATACATGGTTTAAAGTTTCCTAACACCGCACCAGAAAACATGATGATGTTTGATAAGTTTAGACAGCTTGCAGATGAGCAAACAGGAATACCAAGTTATTCACACGGACAAACAGGTGTTCAAAGTATGACAAGGACTGCTTCTGGTATGTCTATGTTACTTGGAGCATCAAGTTTAAATATTAAAACAGTTGTTAAAAACCTTGACGACTTTTTATTAAGACCTCTTGGTGAGGCTTTCTTCCAATGGAACATGCAGTTCTTTGAAGGCTCATTAAATGTCAAAGGTGATTTAGAAGTTAAAGCTACTGGAACAAATAGCTTGATGCAAAAAGAAGTACGTAGTCAAAGATTGACTATGTTTTTACAAACTGCTCAGAATCCAACGATTGCTCCGTTTGTTAAGATTTCTAAACTCGTTAGTGAACTTGCCTATAGCTTAGACTTAGACCCTGATGAAATACTCAACGATCCTGAAGAAGCAGCTATCATGGCACAAATTATAGGAATGCAAAATGCTGGACAAGCAACTAGCCCTGAAGCTCAAAGCCCTGACGGGCAACCAAATAATATGGGAAGCCTTGCAGGAACACCTGCACAACCTCAAGACCTTGGACCTACAGGCACTGGTGGTGGCAACATCGGAATCGGAAATGTTCCGGTTGCAGGGGAAGATCAATTCACTGGTACGCCTAGAGCAACTGGACCAGCAGGTGAATGAAGCAATAAATCGTAAAGAGGAATCATGAAAGAAAAAGGATTACTAATTAAAGAAAAAAAAGAAAGTGGTTTTTTAGAACACCTTGATCTTCCTCAAAAAACTATTGATAAAGTAGTAGCTTTAGATAAAGAAGCTATTCAAGAAGTTGCATTAGAATATGGATTAGAAATGGATAACTTACTAGATGAAGCTAAAAAAGAAGCAGCTAGAAGATTTCCTAACTATGAAGGTGGCTATCAAATGAAACGTAAGCCTTATGCAGAAGGCTCATTGCTTGTAGATGATATGGCAATGATGGAAGAAGAAATGCCAACACATACTATGCCCGATGGAACAATTATGCCGGGTGCAACTCACGAAGAAGGTGAGATGATAATGGAACAAGAAGAGTCAGAAGACATGTTACCAGATGATGATATGGAAGCTGACTATTTAGATTTTATACTTGACGAAGCATTAACAGACGAAGAAGAAGATATGCTTATGTCAAAACTAGAACAAGATGAGCAGATGGCTATGTTATTTGATAAAGTAATAGACGTTGCTCAAGAATTTGCTGGGTCTGGTCCTGTTGAAGGTCCGGGTTCAGGAGTCTCTGACAGTATACCTGCAAGGTTATCTGATGGAGAATTTGTCTTTACTGCTAAAGCTGTAGAAGAAATCGGAGCCGATAACTTAATGGCAATGATGAAAGATGCAGAAATGAAAGCAGATGAAAGACAAGGTTTAGCTGAAGGTGGAATACCTGAAGAAGAAGAGACTGTTGTAATGCCGGTTGAAAAACCTGCTGCTCAACAAGACATTCGTGTTACTAAAACAACCGTTGGTACCGAAGCTTCACAGCAAGAGGTCAACGACTTAGTAGACGAAGAAGTTAAAAAGTCAATGCTTCGTGGGAGCAGAAACCTAGGCTAAACAAAACTAACGGTAGGGCTACCTTATGTCATAAGCACCCTACTATTTTATAAACCGAAAGGCTACCTTTAACAAACAAGCCCTGCAAGTGCACACCGCAGCTACCTTGTTACTCGAAGCCCCCGTAGGAGAAGAATATGACTACTGAAGTACAAGAGGAAAATGCCAATCCTTACAACATGAATAAATCTTGGCATACTGACGATGGAAAGGAATTTGTAGATTCTAATGGTGTCTTTTTTGAAGAACCCAAAAAGAAAACTACAAAGACTGTAGAAGAACCTGTAGAACAGGAAGCAACTAGGGATGAACCTTACAAGCGACCAGACTACAAGAAACGCTACGATGACTTGAAAAAGCATTACGACTCTAAATTAAATGAGTTTAAGACAAGAGAACAAGAGCTGAAAGAGCAAGCTGCTAAAAACAGACCAGACTACAAAGCTCCTAAATCTCCTGAAGAACTTGAACAATTTAAAAAAGATTATCCTGATGTTTTTGATGTTGTTGAAACTGTTTCTCATCTCCAAGCTGAAGAAAGAACTAAAGTATTGGAAGAAAGATTAGAGACATTACAACAACGTGAGAAAAACCTTGTTCGTCAAGATGCTGAAAAGCGACTGATGGAAAGACATCCTGATTTTGAAGATATTAAGAACAGTGATGATTTTCATGGGTGGGCAAAAGAACAGCCAAGTGCTATCCAAGATTGGATATATAACAACGCTGATGATGCTGACCTAGCTTCAAGAGCTTTAGATTTATTTAAACGTGATATTGGTATGGATGTTGCACCTAAGAAGTCAAATTCTAAGCAGTCTAAAAAATCTGCTGCTGATATGGTTTCAACTAAAACAACTAGTGTAGAACCACAGCAAGCAAAAATTTGGACTGAAAAGGAGATTGCAAGTATGTCTATGGATGAATTTGATCGGCATGAAGCTGAGATAAGTGAAGCCATGCAACAAGGCAGAATTGCAAAATAATTATTAACCATTAACTTAAAAGGAAAATACAATGGCACAATTTTTTGAAGAAGGGTCTGATCCCGGATTATCAAACTTTGACAGAAGTGTTTCCGGTCAGTCTAACGGTTTCTTCCTACCTTCGATTTATTCTAAAAAGGTTTTAAACTTTTTTAGGAAAGCATCGGTTGTAGAAGCAATCACTAACACTGACTATGCTGGAGAAATTTCAGGATACGGAGACTCTGTTAAAATTATAAAAGAACCTGTTATCTCAGTAAGCGATTACTTGAGAGGACAAGATACTACTGCAACATTGCTAACAGACCAAGAGGATACTCTTGTTGTTGACACTGCGAAAGCTTTCAAATTCATCGTAGATGATATTGAGACTAAAATGTCGCATGTTAACTTTAAAGAAGTAGCTTCTAGCTCTGCTGCGTATGCATTGAAAGATGCATTCGACCAAGCAGTTCTTACTGTTATGTTTGCAGGAGTTCCAACATCAGGTCCTGACCACACTTTAGGTGCAGACTCAGCTACTAAACTAGCTGCTGGTATCTATGACGGTGCTGGTTCAATTGACTTAGGTGTTGAATCTGAAACTGACCCATTAGATGTTATGGCTAGAATGGCAAGACTACTTGACGAGCAAAACGTACCTGAAGAAGGTCGTTGGTTTGTTGCAAGTCCTGACTTCTATGAGCAACTATCTCAGTCAGGTTCTAAGCTACTATCTGTTGACTACAATGGTGGACAAGGTTCTATCAGAAATGGTCTAGTATCAAGTGGTAAATTAAGAGGCTTTAGCATGTACAAGTCTAACAATATTCCTAGCGTTTCGGCTGCTACTGGAAAATGTTTGGCTGGTCACATGTCAGCTTGTGCTACTGCACAAACTATTACTTCAACAGAAGTGATTAGAGACCCTTCATCATTTGGTGATATAGTTCGTGGATTACACGTACATGGTTCTAAGGTTTTAAGACCTGAAGCTATCGTAGGTGGATTCTACACTATTGACTAATTAGTCAAACTCGGGGGAGTCTTCGGACTCCTCCTCTTTTTTAAAGGAATATAATGAGTTTATACGAGAATATAAATAAAAGAAAAAAAGAAGGTACAAGTAGACCTAAAAGTAAATCTACAATAACTTCTAAAGCTTATGCAAATATGAAAGCAGGTTTCCCAAAAAGAAAAAAATATGGGCATGGTGGCAAAGCAGAAGCGATGCCTAAAGCAAAACCTTGTTAAAGGAATTATAAATGGCAACAACATACTTAGATTTAACCAATGAAGTACTTAGAGAGCTTAATGAAATACCATTAACCTCTGCAAACTTTGCAAACGCTGTAGGACTTCAACAGTTTGTCAAGGATGCCATCAACAAGTCTATATTCGATATAGCAAATGAAGAACCACAGTTACCATTTTTCACAGCAGGTGAAAGTGGTGCAACTGACCCGTTCTATGGAAACGTGACCGTAGCAACAACAGCAGGTACCAGATGGTACGAACTAAAAGCTAGTAGCTCAAGTGTTGCAGATGATTACGGTTCCATAGACTGGGATGATTTTTATTTAACCACGATTAACGTCAGTGGTGAATCAGCTCCTTTTATCTCTAAAGGTTTAAAGTTTTTAAACTTAGCTGATTGGAAAAGATATTATAGAGATAATGAAAATGCAGACGATGCAAATACACAAGCATATGGTGAGCCTAAGTTTGTTATTAAATCACCTGATGCAAGGAAGTTTGGCTTAAGTCCAATACCTGATAAAGAGTACAACGTACACTTTTATGCGTTTGAAAAGCCTACAAAACTTGTAGCACATGGAGACACAGTTGTCTTTCCAGAACAATACACGAATGTCATAACTGCTAAAACAAGATATTATATTTGGCAGTTTAAAGAATCTCCACAACAAGCAGCTTTTGCTATGGATGATTATAAAAAATCTATGAAGAGTATGAAATCTAATTTGATTAATCCTACTCCTCGTGCAATGACAGACGACAGAAGATACTTTTAATTTATGGCACGTTCACAACCTTATACCGTTGCATGTGCAGGTGGTTTAATCAAGTCTGCTAACTCAATAGACTTACTTAAAACACCCGGTGCAGCTAGAGAACTTAGAAACTTTGAAGTCTCTATTGAAGGTGGTTATAGACGTATCAACGGATTTGAAAAGTTTGGTGGTGAAAGTGCAACGATTCCTAGTGGTAGCACAGGAACAATACATGGGGTGATACCTTATGCTGATGGAGTTATTGCTGCCATTAACAACAATATTTATTTTAGCCAAGATGGAATTACATGGTTACAAATAAATAAATTATCTGCTGGTGGTGGTGATACTTATGCTACCTTTACAGGTAAAGCAGCTTCGGTAAGAACTGGGCAAAGTCAATGTACTTTTGCAATGTTTGAAGGTGCTGGTCAAGATTACGGTAGGATAATGATAGCCGATAATTCCACTAAAGACATTTTTGTTTTTAGAATGGAAGGCACTGGAGCTTTAAATACTAGGACATTTTTTACTTCAGAAGTAAGTCCTAACGGAGCTAATACTCCGGTACAATATATTACAGCACACGACCACCACTTAATTGCTGCTGGTGTAGAAGGTAACGAAACCACAGTCTACTACAGCGTACATAATGGTCCTGAAGACTTTACTGGTTCTGGAGCAGGTAGTATTACTATCACAGATAAGATTGTAGGAATTAAAGGATTCCGTGAAGACTTGTTTGTGTTCTGTGAAAATAGTATTCACAAACTTATAAACATTGATAACTCTCAAACAGTTGCCATTGTTTCAGTTGCTGAAAACATTGGATGTTTAAGTGGTTACAGTATTCAAGAGATAGGTGGTGACCTTATCTTCTTGGCACCAGACGGATTAAGAACCGTTGCTGGTACTGCAAGAATTGGAGACGTTGAGTTAGGGACTGTATCAAAACAGATACAACCTTTAATTACAGACCTTGCAAACGATATAGACAGCTACACGATTAGTAGCATGGTACACAGAGACAAGTCTCAATACAGATTATTTTATACAGATACTACATTACAAGAAAGTCAACAACGTGGTATCATAGGAACACTAAGACCCGATGGGTTTCAGTGGTCAGAAACAAGAGGAATAGAAGTAACAGAAATAGGAACAGGCTTTAATGAGATTGGAGTTGAAGAACATTATCACGGGTCTACTACAGGTTATGTGTATATACACGATTCAGGTAATACTTTTGATGG